AGTTTGAATGTTCTTTCACAGCTGCTGTAAGTGGTAGTTATTATGGTAAACTGATAACCAAAGCTGATAACGAAAAAAGAATAGGGAGTATACCTGTCGAGGAACACGTAGGTGTTGAGACATGGTGGGATTTAGGAATTGGGGATTCGACAGCTATTTGGTTTATTCAAAGAGTAGGTGAGGAGATTCACGTCATAGATTACTATGAAAACTCAGGTGAGTCTTTAGCTCATTATGCAGATGTTTTAGAAGATAAAAATTATCTGTATGACAGACATATTGCACCTCATGATATTCAAGCAAGAGAGCTTGGAACTGGTAAATCTAGATTAGAAGTTGCTCAAGAACTAGGGATAGATTTTGAGGTAGCTCCTAAATTAGAGGTTGATCATGGGATAGAATCTGTTAGGAATGCATTACCGCATTGTTGGTTTGATAGAGAAAAATGCAAATTAGGTTTAGATGCATTAAGACAATATCGTAAACAATGGGATGAGAAGAACCAAGTTTTTAAAAATAAACCTTTGCATGACTGGTGTTCACACGCAGCTGATGCTTTTAGATACGGATGTGTACATGATCCAATAGATACATCAGACTGGCAAAGACCCATAAATGTAGATTATAAATATATCGTATGACAGAAGATCAAATTATATCAATATTAAATAGAGAGCTTAGAGCATCATCAGGTTACATTGGTGGTGAGATAGTTACACGTAGAAGAAAATCATTAGAATATTATTTAGGTAAACCTTTTGGTAATGAACAAGAAGGTAGATCTCAAGTAGTTAGTACTGATGTTTCTGATACTGTAGAATCTTTAATGCCTTCTCTTATGAAGATTTTTACAGCAGGAGATAATATCTTTCATTGTGAACCTGCTGGACCTGAAGATGAAAAGGTAGCTAAACAAGCTAGTGATTATATTAACCATGTTTTCTATAAAGAGAACAGAGGTTTTTCTGCTATTTATACAGCGTTCAAAGATGCACTTGTACAGAAGAATGGTATCCTAAAAGTATACTGGGATGATTCTGAAAAAACTACAAGAGAAGAATATAAAAGATTAACTGATGATGAATACAATCTTCTTATTGCAGATAAAGAAGTTTCAGTATCAGAGCATAAAGAATACGAAGAAGAATTTGAAGATGACAATGGAAAGGTTATTGATAAAATAAAATTCCATGATGTTGTTATTTACAAAACACAAATGTATGGTCAAGTTAAAATTGATCCTATCCCACCTGAAGAATTTTTAATTGAACGTAGAGCTAAATCAATAGATACAGCTAACTTCGTTTGTCATAGAGTTAATATGACTAGAACTGAATTAATAGAGATGGGTTATGATCCTGAAATTGTAAATAACCTACCTACTGGTGATGCAGAATATTACTTAGAAGATAGACAAGTAAGATACCAAGATACAGATTTTTCAGCACCACAAGATAGAGGTGATAACTCTACAGACGAAGTTTTAATTCATGAATGTTATGTAAGACTAGATGTTAATGGTGATGGTAAATCAGAACTATTAAAAATTTGTCTTGCAGGTACAGGAGCATATAGAATTTTAGCTATGGATGAAATTGATTCAATACCTTTTGTTTCAATGACACCAATTATTATGCCTCACAGATTCTATGGTAGATCTGTTTCTGAACTTATTGAAGATATACAATTAATTAAATCTACTGTTATGAGACAAATGTTAGATAATATGTATCTAACTAATAATAACAGAATAGCTATTCAAGATGGTCAAGTAGCTATGGATGACCTATTAACAAATAGACCAGGCGGTATTGTTAGAACTAAACAACCACCTTCTAATGTTATGCAGGTTATGACAGCTCAACCTATTACAGAACAAGCTTCAGGATTATTAGCTTATTTAGATTCTGTAAGAGAAGCTAGATCAGGTGTTACAAAAACTGCACAAGGATTACAAGCAGATGCATTAAACACAGATACAGCTACAGGAATGAATCAAGTATTAACACAATCTCAAATGAGAATGGAGTTAATTGCAAGAACATTTGCTGAAACTGGTGTTAAAGATCTAGGTGTTAAGATATTCGAATTACTTTGCAAGTATCAACAAAAAGAAAAGCTAGTTAGAATTAGAGGTGAGTTTGTTCCTATGACTCCTTACGAATGGAGAGATAGAGTTAATCTTTCTGTTAAAGTAGGATTAGGTACAGGTTCAAAAGAACAACAATTAATTTTATTAAATGCTATATTGCAAAGACAACTACAAGCTATTCAATTACAACAAAACGTATATGGCCCAGTAGTTAATCTTAAAAATATTTATTCTACATTACAAAAACTTGTAGAGAATGCAGGTCTTGGAAGTGTAGAACCATTCTTTATGGATCCTGAAGTAGGTGCTGCACAAATGCCACCACTTCCTCCTAAACCACCAACTGAGTTTGAGAAAGTATCTCTAGCACAAGTTCAAGGTGAAAACCAAAGAGCTATATTAGATTCTGAAGTACAGATGAAGAAATTGGAATCTTCACTTAGACAGAAACTATTAGACTTTGAGCTTCAAGTAAAAGAAATGGAGCTTAAATATGGTACTAAGATAAATGAGCTTGAAATGCGTAACAGATCTATGATAGAACAACAACAAGTTAGACAATCAGGTGATTTGTTTAAAGAGATAATGAAAGGTCAAAAACAATTCTTCGATGGCAAAGGATCTAAACAAACAGATTTCACAAGGGACGAAAGCCCAGCACCTGCTGGACGATCCCCTAATGAAAGAGGCGTTTGATTATTTAAAAACTCGTTATAGAGAAGAAATATTCAACACGTCTTACAATGATCACGATCAAAGACAAGTTCTTTGGATGGCCTATAATATGGTCGAAAAAATAAAAGGACATCTTGAGTCTGTGATGAATGAAGGCAAACTAGCTGCCAAAGAGCTAGATCAACTACAGAACTTAACTAAGTAATTAGAAGTTCACTTCGCCAATCCAATCAAGGAAGCGATCAACCCAAAAGGAGAAATCTATGAAAGTAGATAAAACAGTACAAGGTGCTGCTGATAAAATATCAGGACTACTGAACCCTCAAGAAGGACAATCAGAACCTGAGAAAACTCAACCAGCTCCACAAGAACAAGCAGAACCAGTAGAACCTGCTGCTGAAGAAGTTAGCCAATCCGAGACTGAGGAAGCTAAACCTGAAGCTGAAAGTTCTGAAACACAAACTGAGACAGAACAAACCGAACAACAAGAAGCACAAGAACCTTCACTCCACCGAGTCAAAGTACAAGGTCAAGAGTTAGAGGTCAGCTTGGACGAATTGAAATCAGGTTATTCAAGAGACTCAGATTATAGACAAAAGACTCATGCTTTAGCTCAAGAACGTAAAATTCTTGAAGATCAAAAGACAAGTCTTAGTCAAAGTTATGACAGCAAACTTAAAGAATTAACTGATTTGATAGGTGCTGCTGAGTCATATATCGGTCAATCTTCTGAAAAAGATCTTCAGAAAATGTATGAAGAAGATCCAACTCAAGCTGCTAAGATAGATTTTCAACAGCGTCAGCAAAGAGAAAATTTTAACAGACTAAAGCAACAAGCTGAAAATGTTAAACTTCAGCAGTATAACAGTTATTTGGAAGAACAGAAAAGACTCGCTGCAACAAAAATTCCAGAGTATAGCGATCCAGTTAAGGGAGTTACATTCAAAACTCAGATGAAAAATACTTTATCTGATTATGGATTTAATGATCAAGAAATTGGTTCATTAGCAGATCATAGGTTTCTTATGGTTGTTAAAGATGCAATGGAATACAGATCTTTAAAGAGCAAACCAGTTACAACTAAAAAGGTAGCTACTGCTCCAAAGGTCGTAAAATCAGGAACTCCTAAAATGGAAAATTCTAGACGTGAAGCTGTTAAACAAAAAATTAGTAGAATGAAAAGATCAGGAGGAAAACTCAATGATGCTCAATCTGCTATTCTTGAAATAATCGGAAAATAAAAGGATAAAACATGGCACAACCAACAAACACATTTGATACTTACGATGCAGTAGGTATCAGAGAAGATCTACAGGATGTGATTTATTCAATTTCTCCAACTGAAACTCCTTTCATGAGTGCAGCTGCGAGAGAACAAGTAAAAAACACATTCCATGAGTGGCAAACAGATACCCTAGCGGCTGCTGCAACTAACAATGCAGTAATCGAAGGTGATGAAGCTACTCTTGATGCATCAACTGCTACTACAAGAATTGGTAACTACACACAGATCATGGATAAGACTGTTGTTATTACTGGTACACAAGAAGCAGTAGACAAAGCTGGTAGAGCAAGTGAACTTGCATACCAAATCGCTAAAAAATCTAAAGAGTTAAAAAGAGACATCGAGTCTACTTTATTAACTAACCAAGCAAGAGCTGTAGGATCAGCTTCAGCTGCTAGAACATTTGCTTCTATCGGTGCTTGGATTGCAACGAACGATGACTTCGGTGCTAGTGGATCATCTCCAACAGCATCTGATGGTTCTGACGCTAGAAATGACGGAACTCAAAGAGCTTTAACTGAAGCTCAATTGAAGGGCGTTATTAAAAACTGTTGGAACGCAGGTGGTAACCCATCTGTAATCATGGTAGGACCATTCAACAAACAGAAAATCTCAGGATTTACTGGTGGATCTACTAGATTCGATGCATCTGAAGATAAGACTTTATACACTTCAATCGATGTATATGCGTCTGACTTCGGTAATTTAGAAGTAGTACCTAACAGATTCTCTAGAGAAAGAGATGCTTTAGTCCTAGATATGGACTACTGGTCTGTAGGGTTCTTAAGAGACTTCACAATGCATGAACTTTCAAAAACTGGTGACTCAGAGAAAAGACAGCTTTTAGCTGAACTTACTTTGATCTCTAGAAATGAAGGTGCTTCAGGTGGAGTATTCGACTTAACAACTTCATAATATATAAATACTTGGGGGGAGTAATCCCAATATATACTTCCCCCAGTATCAACCTTGACTATGAAGTCTTATGGGATTATAGACGGAACGTAGAAGGAGAATAACAATGAGAACATTAAACGACTATTTTTTAACAGCAAAAGTTACTGACATTAGTACAGCAGGATCTACATTCGTAGCTGTACCTGATGGTGGTAATATCGTTAAAATTATAACAACAATTAAGAATGCTATTACAACAGCTGATGCTGCTATAACATTTGAAATTGGTGGAACTGCCGTTACTAATGGTGCAATCACAGTTACACAATCAGGTTCTGCTGCTGGCGATGTTGATACATCTGTACCAACTGCTGCAAACAGAGTAGAAGAAGATGGAACTATCGAAATTATTTCTGATGGAGCATCTGCAACTGCTTGTGAAATGATTGTTACATTCGTAATAAGAAGATAATTAATTAGGGGGTGGCAACACCCCCAACTAAAGGAGAAATAAATGCACATAGCAATGAGACCAACAACAACAGAAAAGTTAGTATCTACAGGGACATCATCTCAGACAGCTGCTTTTGCTGATAATATAGAATACGTTAGAGTTATAGCAGATGCAGATTGTCATATAGAATTTGGAGTTAATCCAACAGCAACTAATGCTAAGATTTTTTTAGAAGCTAAAAGTTATGAATACTTTAAAGTTTCAGCAGGTGAAAAAGTTGCTGTAATTGGTACAGTTAATTTATATGTAACTCAATTAACTGAATAATGAGTATACTGAGAGGACAAGATGCTGATGGTACAAAATACTTTGTAGAACCTGATGGCAAGATAACAGTAAAAAACTCTCAAAACGTAAATCCTATTCTTCAAAAGAATAAACAATTATATACCTTAAATGATGGATATACACCTAGCAAAGATATTAAACGTGTAGCTAGTATACCTCATTTAGTATTACAATTATGGGCCAAAGAATATAATGGAACTAATAATTGGTTTGGTATTCCTACAGAAGAAAGAAAAAGAATTTTAAAATTAAAACTTAATAGTAGCGACTATCGTTACTTTAGAACAGCACCAGGAAGAATGTAATGGCACTATCAACTTATTCAGAACTTAAATCATCTATAGCTAACTTCTTAAATAGAAGTGATTTGACTACAGAAATACAAGACGATTTTATTAAACTTGTAGAAGCTGATTTTAATTCTAAATTAAGAATTAGACAAATGGAGCAAAATGATGATGTTACAATTAATGCTGAAACAGTTGCAGTACCATCAGGATTTATTGCTGTAAGATCATTTCATATATTATCAGGTAGTACTAAATATCATTTAGAATATATAACACCAGGAAATTTATTTGAAATCAAAGGAGGATCTACATCAGGTATGCCAAGAACATACACGATAGAGTCTGACAATGGAACAGAAAGTTTTAGATTTGCCCCACAACCTGACACGAGCTATACAGGTAAGCTTCAATATTATAAAGCTTTTGATGCTTTGTCTGATAGTAATACCTCTAATTATATTTTGGCTAGTCATCCTGCTATTTATTTATACGGCTCCTTATATCACGCTAGTAATTTTATCGGTGGCATCGACCCTAACCAAACCCAACAATGGCTAGGTATGTATTCGGCAGCGCTTGAGAGATGCGAGAATAACGATAGACAAGATTCATATGGATCTGCACCTGTTGTTCAAAGAACAGACGTAAGTACAGATCTATCATTCTATAGGAGAAAATAATGCAGATACCTTTTGGAGAGTGGCTACCTGATCAACCTAAACATTTGAATCCAGGTGCTAACGTAGCAACAAATGTATATTATGCATTAAATTCTTATAAAAGATTTCCTTCTTTAGTAGATTACAGTTCTAATAATATGGGAGCTGATGCTAGAGGTGGTGGTTCTTTCAGAGATAATGCTGGTAATGTATATAACTTTGTTGCAAAGAATACAGATATTTATCAGTTAGATGGTGGTACATTTACTTCTAGAAAAGGATCTCTAACAGGTGGCAATACAGACTACTGGACATTTACACAGTTTGGTAATTATGTCATAGCAAGTAATGGTGTTGATGCACCTCAATATTATTTAATGGGAACATCAACTAACTTTGCTAATCTTTCAGCAATAGCTACATCAGGTAGCGTTCCAACATTTAGAGTTTCAGGAGTAATTAGGGATTTCCTAGTTACAGGTAACCAAACATCAAATCAAAACAGAATACAATGGTCAGGTATCAATGACATTACTACTTGGTTAGCAGGAACTAAACAAGCTGATCAACAAGATCTACCAGGTTCAGGTGGTGAGATTGTACACATAACTTCAGGTGAATATGGATATGTATTTAGACAAAATCAGATTATCCGTATGGACTATGTAGGTGGTGCAACAGTATTTAGATTATCAGTTATATCTCCTAATAGAGGAGCTGTTTATGGCAAGACTGTAGCACAAGATAATAGACGAGTTTTCTTCTATGCTGATGACGGATTCTTTGAAATACAAGGAGATAATGTTATTTCAATAGGAGCTGAGAAAGTTAATAGATTTTTTGACCTTGATTTAAACAAGGCATTTTCTGATAGAATATGTGCAGCTGTAGACCCATTTAATCAACTAGCTGTATGGTTATATCCTTCAGCATCTAACACATCTAATACTACAGGTATTTGCGATAAAATATTAATCTATAATTATGCTAC